TTTGCCTCAGAGTTGATGTATAATAATGCTTACGCAAAGCGGTAGTGTTCTTGCGCTACCGCTTTTTTTGTTTGATGAGGGTATTTAATGGCTTCTTTCTATACTAATGTTCAAGTCTATGGTTCGCGCATTCTGTATCGCGGTGTAGAAGACGGAAGAAAAGTCAAGCGAAAGATTGATTATTTTCCAACCCTGTACGTTCCCTCAAAAGTTCATACGGGATTTACTTCTGTTTCTGGTGATGCCATGGCCGAAATGAAACCTGGCAACATTCGTGAAACCCGAGATTTCGTAGAGCAGTATAAAGAAGTTGAGAACTTCAAAATCTACGGCAATCAGAAGTATGAATATACTTTTATCTCCGATCATTTCTCAGATGACATTGACTGGGATCTATCACATATCACTGTAACAAACATTGATATTGAGGTAGGTTCTGAGAATGGATTTCCAGAACCAGAACACGCAAACGAACCAATTACCGCTATTACTATGAAGAACAATCAAGGCAAGTTCATTGTCTTGGGTTGCGGCAAGTTTGATAACAAGCGCGATGATGTTTGGTATATTCATTGTAGAGATGAAATTGATCTAATCAAGAAGTTTCTTGATGAGTGGACATTCAACTATCCAGATATCATAACTGGATGGAATGTAGAGATGTTTGATATTCCCTATCTCGTTAATCGCATCAAGAAAATTCTTGGTGAAGAAGCGGCAAAGCGTCTCTCGCCTTGGAGTATCGTTAATGAGCGCCGTGTAACTAATATGCGCGGTAACGACCAACAGATTTATGATGTGATGGGCATTGCTGTTCTTGACTATATTGCAATGTATAGAAAGTTTGCTCCTGGTGGTCAGTCTCAAGAATCGTATAAGCTTGATGCTATTGCTAACGTAGAAGTTGGTGAGCGTAAACTTTCATACGAAGAGTACGGCAATCTTCATACACTCTACAAGGACAACTATCAGCTATTCATTGAGTACAACATTCGTGACGTTGAACTTGTTGAGCGCATTGATGAAAAGTTGAAACTGATTGAATTGGTTCTTACTCTTGCGTATGATTCCAAGACGAATTATACTGACGCATTCTCACAAGTGCGTATGTGGGATGCTATCGTGTATAATCATCTTCGTAAGAAGAATGTAGTAGTTGATCCAATTGTCAAGCATTCTAAAGATTCTGCATATGAAGGTGCATTCGTGAAAGATCCGATTCTTGGTATGCACAAGTGGGTCGCTTCATTCGACTTGAACAGTCTGTATCCGCACTTGATCATGCAATACAACATTTCTCCTGACACTATCATTGAGCCAGAACACTATGATGGAACATTACGAGAGTTTGTTTCTCGCAATCATATTTCTGTGGACAATCTTCTGAATCAAGAAATAAATACCAGTGTTCTACAAACGGCTGATGCCACGCTAACTCCTAATGGACAGTTCTTCACAAAAGAGCGTCATGGGTTTTTGCCAGAGATCATGGAGAAAATGTATAATGATAGGTCTGCGTACAAGAAGAAAGCTCTCGCAGCTAAACAAGAAGTTGAACGCGAAACGGATCCAACAAGAAAATATGAAATCGAAAAAAGAATCGCTCGGTTCAATAATCTTCAATTGGCTAAGAAAGTTTCGCTAAACTCAGCTTATGGCGCTTTGGGCAATCAGTACTTTCGATACTTTGATATCAGACAAGCTTCTGGTATTACGACCGCAGGTCAGTTGTCTATTCGTTGGATTGAGAAGAAGATTAATGAATATCTCAACAAACTTCTAAAGACAAAGGATGCAGACTATGTTATTGCGTCGGACACGGATTCTATTTACCTCTCACTTGATAAACTGGTCAGCGAGACTATTGTTAAGCAGAAGCCTAATGCTGATACAAGAGAAATCATCAAGTTCATGGACAAGGCGTGTGAAGATCGCATTCAACCGTTTATTGACAAAGCTTATGCTGAACTTGCTGGATATATTAATGCCTACGAACAAAAGATGCAAATGAAGCGCGAGGCTTTGGCCGATAAAGGTATTTGGACAGCTAAGAAGCGTTACATTCTGAATGTTTATAACAACGAAGGTGTTGAGTATGCAAAGCCGAAAGTTAAGGTGATGGGTCTTGAGATGATCAAGTCTTCCACTCCATCTTTCTGTCGTGAAAAGCTTTGGCAAGCAATTGACGTTATTCTGTCTGGAACAGAAGATGAGGTTATTCGCTTCATTGAACAAACTCAGACCGAGTTCAAGTCTGCTGACATTCCTGAGATTGCATTTCCTCGCGGCGTTAACGGTCTAGAAAAATTCTCGGATGTCAAGACACTATTTGGCAAAGGTTGTCCTATTCATGTTCGCGGATCTTTGATATACAATCATCTCATCAAGTCCAAGAAGCTAGAAAAGAAGTATCAGTTGATCAAAGAAGGTGAGAAGATCAAATTCATCTATCTGATTGAACCAAATACTATTCAGTCTAATGTCATTTCGTTCACTGGCATTTTGCCAGAAGAACTTGACATTAAGAAGTACATTGACTATAATACACAGTTCAACAAGTCTTTCGTGGAACCATTGAAGATTATTCTTGATAGTATCGGTTGGAAGACTGAGCATGTAAGTTCTTTGGAAGATTTTTTCGCATGAGTTTAGAACAATTTACACGACTAGCAGGTTCAGGTAATCCAAATCGTGAGAAGGATGACTTCTATGCGACTCCTGATTGGGCTATCGATGCTTTGCTAGATCGTGAAAAGTTTGAAGGTGAAATCTGGGAACCAGCATGTGGTGATGGTGCAATCTGCAAACGATTGAAACATTATGGTTACAGCAATTTTTATGCTACCGATCTTATTGATCGTGGTTATGGGGACAATCATTTTGACTTTCTAAACAGCAGACGAGAGGCCGAAAATATTGTTACTAATCCACCGTTCAAGATTGGAACAAAGTTTACTCTTCATGCTCTCAATCTGGCTAGTAAGAAAGTCTGTATCTTTAACAAGCTATCTTTTCTTGAGGGCAAAGAAAGAAGAGATAGACTTTACAGCCTTAATATGTTAGAATGCTGCTATGTTTTCGGAGAACGAGTTGGATTTAATGGCGGCGGTGGTATGTTAGCTTTTGCCTGGTTCGTTTTCAACAAACAATATAATAGTAAACCGAGATTGGAGTGGATATGACAAGAAGTGATTATGACGATTTTCATAAAGTGCTAGAAGACATTGTAGCTTCTAGAAAGTATCTTGATGGTGCTTCTCGGCCGTGGGGTCGTTGGTTCGTCCTTGATGTTGATCAAGGCTACAAGGTAAAGAAGCTAGAGATTTTGCCAGATCAGGCCATTTCTCTACAATATCACAATCATCGCAGTGAACATTGGACGATTGTGCAAGGCGAAGGCAAAGTTATTGTTGATGGCAACATCTTTACTGTTCGTAAAGGCGAGTCATTCCATGTACCAAAACTTGCAATGCACAAGATCACGAATACTCATCTAACTGAAACTTTGATTGCAATTGAGGTTCAGATGGGTGATATCTGTAACGAAGATGATATCGTGAGGTGCTGAATGGACGAATTTAAACTTTTGAGCGAAAATGAATTTGTTCCTATAGAAAGAGAGGAACATAAACACATATGTCAGCTTAATGAGAATATGACTTTTGAGTTAAAAGAAACGCCTGAAGGTGGAATTCAATATGTTCTCATTCGAAACATTCTTAAACATCCTGATGATTTCGTAACATTTGTTAAACGACATCCTGCATATGGTGGAAAATTAAAAACGTATATACCTGGGTTTAGACAGTTTTTTAGTACAACCGAATTTATGTTTCTACATCAGTTTTGGTCTGCTCTATATAAGAAAACAACAGGCAAAGATACAAGCTTTTGGAACTGGGCATCATGTTCAAACATCTGCTATCCTGGTATGGTAGGAGATGTCGAACCTCATGCCGATCTCGCGCCTTATGTAGGCAGTTTATGGCTCATGAAAGATATGCCAGATACAGGAACGGCATTTTTCAAATTTAAACATGACGGTAAAGTTTACTACAATAAACATGACTTGCCTAAGGGAATGTATGAAACGTCACCTATATTCAAGTCTGACGCAAGATCATTCCGTTCTTGGTATGATCTAGAAAAGAATGAGCGATACGAGAGAATCTATGTAACTGGGTCTGAATATAACACTGCTGTTTTTTACTCAGGACACTATTTTCATAACACGACTTTACGCCCTGATAAATATCCAAATAAGGTACGATATTCTTTTCTTTCGTTTCTTGAAGATGAAACGGTAAGAAAGAAGTTCCAATGAGATAAGGAGATTCTTATCTCACTAACATTAAGGAGAAACTTAAATGAATAATATGTTTAACTCCCTACTTAAGGAGATTGATAATGAGTATGCAGGAATTGCAGACGAAGGTGTTGAGGCTGGTGACGTTACTGGTTTCATTGGTACTGGTAGCTATAGCCTCAATGCTCTTTTATCTGGCTCTATCTACGGTGGGTTACCTGCAAATAAAGTCACTGCACTCGCTGGTGAACCCTCAACCGGCAAGACCTTTTACGCAATCAATATCGTGCGACAGTTCCTCCGTGACAATGCCGAAGGATTCGTCTTCTACTTTGAATCAGAATCCGCAATATCTAAGCAGATGCTTACTGACAGGGGTATTGACACAAAGAGAGTTGCGGTCGTGCCAGTCGCTACTATCCAGGAATTCCGCACTCAAGCCGTAAAGATTCTCGACAAGTATATTGAAGACAAGGAAAAGAAAGATCGTCCTCCGATGCTCTTTGTTCTTGACTCGCTTGGCAATCTTTCTACTGACAAAGAAATGCAAGACATTGCAGACGGTAAGGACACACGCGACATGACACGCGCTCAGTTGGTTCGTGGTGCATTCCGTGTTCTCACTCTCAAGCTTGGTAAGGCTAAGGTGCCACTCATCGTGACCAATCACGTTTATGATGTAGTCGGCTCTTATGTGCCAACGAAGAAGATGGGCGGTGGTTCTGGTCTTGAATATGCTGCATCGACTATTCTATTCTTGTCAAAGAAGAAGGACAAGGATAAGGACAATCAAGTGACTGGTGCAATCATTACAGCCAATCTCAAGAAGGCTCGTTTGACGATTGAGAACAAGAAGGTCGAAACTCTGCTCGACTATTCTGACGGTCTTGATCCATACTACGGTCTAGTCGATTTGGCTGAGAAGTTTGAAATCATCAAGAAGGTTTCTACTCGGTATGAATTGCCAAATGGAATAAAAGTATTTGAGTCCGCTATTCTCAAAGAGCCTGAGAAGTATTTTACCAAGGACATTCTGGATCAGATTGACGAAGCTTGTAAGAATGAGTTCCTCTACGGTAAGTCTAATGTCACAACTGCGGAAGAAGGAGAAAAAGAATGATTGTAGGACAAGATTTTCGTTTTCGTGATGATATGAAAGAAGACACTGTTCCCATTGAAATCTTGACTAAGCCCTACAATGGTGTTATACTTCGCTTTACAGAAGTTGCGGTACAAGAGTTGGAAGACGGTACTGCAAAGGTCAAGTTTCAGTATGATCTCTACGCAATGGGTGATCACACTGAAACAAGTTTGAGAAAAGATGTCAAATTTACAGAATTTGCAGGTCTTATTTTAAATACGATTATTTTGGAAGCGGCGGAGAATCCTGATAATGAAGTTGGAACAGACAATACTACGGAATTTGTTGAGGAATGAAGACTATACTCGTAAGGTTCTTCCCTTCATCAAGGACGAATATTTTACCGTAGAAGAAGATCGTGTTCTCTATAAGGAGATCAAGAACTTTGTTCTCAAGTACAATAAAACTCCAACTCTTGATGCTCTTCAGATTGAGATCGATTCTCTCAACGGACTGAAAGAAGATCAGATCAAGAATATCACTACCACAATTAGTGATTTTCGTAGCAACACTGATGACACAAACATTGATTGGCTTGTTGATAGTACAGAAAAGTTCTGTCAAGAAAAAGCATTGTATCATGCGATTATGTCTTCAATCGAAATCATGAATAACAAGAATGGCTCTCTTACAACGGGAGCCATTCCCTCTATTCTATCTGATGCTTTGGCTGTATCGTTTGATCCGAACGTTGGTCACGACTATCTGGAAGATTTTGATAAGCGATATGATTACTATCATCGTGTGCTTGAGAAGATTCCTTTTGATCTAGAGTTCTTTAACAAGATCACGAAAGATGGACTGCCGAAGAAGACGCTGAACATTGCACTTGCTGGCACTGGTGTCGGTAAATCTTTGTTCATGTGTCACGTTGCTGCTTCCGCTCTCAATCAAGGCAAGAATGTATTGTATATCACTCTTGAGTTGGCTGAAGAAGAAGTTGCAAAGCGTATTGATGCCAATCTCATGAACATCACATTTGAAGACCTGATGGCTCTTCCGAAAGATATGTATGAGAAGAAAGCGAAGATACTAAAGTCTAGAACAAATGGCAAGTTGATCGTCAAGGAATATCCGACCGCTGGCGCATCTTCAATGCATTTCAAGGCTTTGCTAAATGAGTTGAACTTGAAGAAGTCTTTCAAGCCAGATATCATCTTCATTGATTATCTCAACATCTGTATGTCCTCGCGTGTGAAGCCTGGTTCTAATATCAATTCGTACACATACATCAAGTCTATTGCAGAAGAGTTGCGTGGTCTTGCTGTAGAGTTTGAAGTGCCTGTCGTTTCTGCTACTCAGACAACCAGAAGCGGTTTCACATCCTCTGACGTTGGTCTTGAAGATACTTCCGAATCATTTGGTCTGCCTGCAACGGCCGACTTCATGTTTGCTCTTATTTCTACCGAAGAACTTCAAGCACTCGGTCAGATCATGGTAAAGCAGTTGAAGAATCGATACAATGATCCAACTCAGAACAAACGATTTGTTCTTGGCATTGATAGAGCCAAGATGAAGTTGTATGATGTAGAAAATTCTGCCCAGATAGATATTGTTGATAGTGGTCAGACAAAGAACATTACGACAAACAAACCAGATGACAGAAAGAACAAGTTCAAGGCATTCAAAGTTTAATCATGGAGAAGAAAATGGATAACTATCATATCATGCCACTCAAGACCGACGATTTTGATTTCATCTGGTGTGTGATGGAAACATCAACCGATCAATTGATAAAGGCTTTTGAGTTTGAAGAAGAGGCTGAGGAGTATTGCGATTTCCTGAATGAAGGCGGTGCCTTTGATGGTTGGACTCCGCCGTTTATTCTACAGGAAGTTGTACTCACTCAGGACTTGAACCGAGAGTTTTCATCCTTTCTCTCAGCATGACGGCTCGGTAGGAAGCGGCAGGAGACGGGCGCTGGAGACGGCTGGTATGGATATATCTAGCCAATCCAACCCGCTCCAGCCGTCTCCTCCTGCGTCTGGATCGACCCCAATAAAATCAATCACTTAGCCGAACGACAAATCAAGCACTTAGCCTATGCTCTGGATGCATAGCAGGTA